GCGGTGGTCTTGGAACACTCGGAAGCAATGTCCGGGTATTTCTTCTTCAGCTTGGTGGAATCAATGCTGGTGGCATTGGTGGGCTTCACAAGGGTAAGGTTCAGAACATCGGATTCAAACTTATCCACGCCGAACTTCACCATTGCTTCATACAGCTTGGCCTTCATTTCCTTTTCCTGATCCTCAATGGCCTTCTTGTGGGCGGTCAGGGAAGCAATGGCGTTCAGGGTGGCAAGCTGGGTGTTCTTGAACTCCTGAAGGGCCGTTTCTTCATCGAAGGTGGCTTCTCCACAGGCGTTCGGGTTTTCCTCACAGGAATCAGGGCAAGTGTGGAACTCCGGGCATTTGTGGCAACACCCATCGAACTTTCCACGGGGGCAAGCATTTTCACATTTGATCATTTTTCTGGTTCTCCTTTCAGATAAACATTCAACTGCTTCAGGCCGAAGGCGGAAGCGGCTTCATGGTTGTCAAAATAAATGTCGATCTGGTTTTCACCGTATTTGTCAATTACCCATTGGGCGGGGCGATCCTGAACGATGTATTCACCCAAGCCTTCCACTTCCACCACGGTTCCCAAGGGAAGCGGGGAAGCACAGGAAACACCGGCCTTCAGTTCCACACCAGCGGCACCATACACAATGCCGTTGGGCCGGTTCTTGGCCCATTCGCCGCAACACTTTTCACAGGAACAATAGGCGGTAACTCTAAAACTGCCCAACAGCACCGGTTCAGGTTCGACGGATTCTTCCACCAGCGGGGTTTCTACCGGCTCCAAGGTCACATCCGGGATCACGGCGGTAAGCTGATCCTGTTCAATGGTGGCATCCGGGGCGGGTTCTCTGACGATTGCGGAACAGCGCCCAAATACGAAGCCCATTGCAAGGCCCATCAGAAGGGCCACAAGGAACATCCGCCTGAACCATTGATCACGGGCTTTGCGGCGCTGTTGCCGCTTGCTCATACTTTCTGAATAGTTCATCGGTATAGTCCTTTCTCATTTCCAAATTGGAAAGAATATCTTCTTCAACCGTTCCCGGACAGATCATCAGGTAATAGAAACAGGGCCGTTCTTGCCCAAGGCGGTGAATACGCTTTTGGGATTGCTCCCACAGTTCCGAACCTTGGGGAAGGCTGAAGTAAATGATTTTGTTGGCAAGCTGGAAGTTGCCTCCCATTGCACCGGCCTGATACTGAATGAAGGTAATGCTGTTGTGCTGGTAGCGGTAAGCATCCAAGTTCTTTTCTTCACCGGAAAGAACAGACACAGGGCGGTTCAGGCCCTTGGCGATCCCCTTCAGGCGTTCCATTTCTTCCGTGAAGTTATAGAACACGATCAAGCGATCTTCCGTGCTGTTCGCCAAATCCCGGAAGGCTTCATAACGGGCCGGGTTGTATAGGCCGCAAAGCTGACGGGCATAAAGGCGGCGGGTCAAGCTGGTATCGCCAATCAGTTCCCGTTCACAATGGGCATTGGAACCGTAGAAATCAGCATCCAGTTCAAATTCACCAAGGTTGGCGCTGTCAATCGCAACATAGCGATCATTCCAGAACTTCCAATAAAGGGGTGAAGGGCGGGTTTTGACCTTGATCCAGTTCCGTTTTGGAAGGCTGATTCCGGCCTGTTCGGTGGTCATAAAAACGGCCCCATGTTCGGCCAGCTTCATCTTCAGCCGGTCAACATTTTTATAGCCGGTAATTTGCTTCCGCCAAAAACCATCGGTTTCCACCCATTCCGTTTGAATGTACTGCTTCCAGAACAGTTCCTTTGAAATCTTCCACCCCAACAGTTGGCATTGGCTCCACAGGTTTTCATACTTGCCGCCCGTGGGGGTGCCTGATAGAAGGATCACATTATCCGGTTTCAGCCCAAGAATGAACTTTGACCGTTTGGCGTTCTCGTTCTGGATCAGGGAACTTTCATCCAACATCAGCGTGAAGCCGGTCAGGGTTTTCAGCACATTCCGCCTGAAGGTCAGTTCGTAGTTGATCACGCCACAAATCCGATCCGGGTTATCAACTTCCATTGCGGCCTTCATGAACCAATCAAATTCATTTTTCTTGGTCATGTCATAAATCATCCAACAATGGTTCATGGCGTAATTTTCCGTCATGTGTTCAATCCAGTCTTGAACCTTTGAACATTGACACACCAGAAGATTTACACGGCTGTTCAACTTCAGGGCTTTTTCGGAACCAACAAAGGTTTTCCCAAGGCCCATATCAAGGTAATAGGCCACCCGGTTCTTCCCCTCGGTTTCATCAAGGGCCTGTTGTTGGTGCTGGAATAGGTTAATCATTGATCTGAATGGAAGCACCCAAAACCTTCTTGGCGTGGGTGGTGGAACCGAACAGCTTCTTGACCACAGCGGCACAGAAACCGGAATAGTAGTCATAGGAATCCGCTTCCCCACAAGAAACAATGGTTTTGGTGTTGTCGGCCCACAGAATGATTGTCTTGGGGCCGCTGTAAATGACCTTCTTGATCTGCGGAAGGCCGGTCTGACGGGAACGGCGGGTGTGATTTGCAACGCCGAAGGTGGCGTTAAGATCAGCCTTGATATATTCCATCATGGCATCCGGCAGAGTACCCGCCGCAACCACCTTGGATTCAGAGAACCAAAACAGGCCCTTGGAACTTGCGTCATTCGTCTGCTGAAAAAGTTCCACGCCAACCTTCTTGTTCTGCGAAAAGTAATTCTTCACCTTGCCGATGTAGCCGGTGAACTTGCCGCTGTATTCCGCATCGGGCAAGATTTTAACGATCATACCGATCTGAAGCATATAAACCATCCTTTCATCGGTGAAGCCATTCACGGCGGATATACTGAATCGCCGTTTCAAAGCCTTCAGACATTTCAGCGGGGCAATCCGGGTTGTGCTGGGCGCTCCGCAACTGCTTAATTGCCTTCTTCAGTTCGCCACGGGTGGCGTTAGGCGTGTAGGGGGGGGGAATCAGGCGCAACCACATAGATAATGGCGAAGAAGCAAATCATATCAATGTTGGTGGCGTTCCTGATCAAATCCAACAGTTCATCACGGGTGTTGTCCATCGTTGTTCCCCTTTCAGGCCGTAAGGCCGAAGAAGGAATTGAACTGATCAGCGCCCACATAATCACGGAACTTGGTGGGGTTGATGTAGTAATTCCAGCAAGCGCCGGTTCCGGGAACGGCGTTCCCGAAGGGAAGAAGGCCACGCTGAAGGCCGATTCTGACGAACTGATCAGATTTTCCCATGCACCGGGCGGCTTCCTTCACGCTGATCTTCTTAATGGGCGGTTCCGCAACCGGGGCGGCTCCATAACCCATCAGGTAATCAAAGGAAACGCCGGTTGCATCGGCAAGGGCCTTGATACGGTCAGGGCCGGGGGTGTTCTTCCCGGAAAGGTATTGGCTGATAGCGGCCTTGGAAGCCCCGGCCTGTTCAGACAGGGCGGATTGGCTCATGTTGGCCTGTTCCATAGCGTTTTTCAAACGCTCTGCAAAGGTGGTCATTGTGCGTACTCCTTTCATTTTTTAATTTCAGATTCGGCAAGCCGTTTCCGAAGTTCGGTCATAAATTCACGGGTTCGGTTGATCGGAAGGCCAGCGGCAAGCCGTTCTTCTTCAAAAGCAAAGCGGATTTCCAGTTGATCAACTGAATAATCAGCCCGGAAGGTTCGCCAAGTCCGGTGTTCCATGTCCAACAGCTTTGCCCACAGATCTGGAAAATGTTTTCGCAAGTTCCGTAATTCTTCAAGGCTCTGCAACGGACAGCACCAACAGGAAACCCGGTGGAAAATCTCATACAAGCCACCCCAATCAAAACCGTGGGAATAGCAGTATTTCAAACAATCGGCTTCCGTCCAACCCCATTCCGCCAATGGGTGACGGTGTTCGGGGTTCTGATTGTGTTCCCGTTCCAACCGGTATTCTTCATCAGCCGCAAGGCCAATCAACTGAATAACGGTGTATTCTTCACGAAGATGGGCGAGATACCTATTGATGATTCTGGTTTTCAATTCAGCAGTACACCAACGGGCTTGCGGCCCCGGCCAGCTTTGACCTTTTTTATCTTGCAATTCAGGGTTGTGGCGCTTGGGTTGGTATTCAAACATAAACCAATCAAAAGATTTTGGATTTTGAACCCGTGTGAACTTGATTCCCGCATCCATGAAGATTTTTTCAAGCTGGTTGATATGCTCCATCATGGCCGGGAACTCCATCCATGTGTCACAGTACACCACTTCATGAAGGGGATATGTGACAGGATCGGCCTTGTGTCGGGCCAGCCATTCAAGGCCAAGGGCGGTGGAATCCTTACCACCCGAAAGGGATAGAACCCAATATTCGGGTTTCGGGTTTATTTCATTCATTGGTTATCACTCCTGTTCTTCAAAGGCCACTTCACATTCCCCACAGAGAACATGAACTTCCTTGGTGGCCCGGATGATGGTTCCGCAACAGGGGCAAACATACTTACGGGAACTTGATCCCCCCCCCTTTCGGGAACCCTTCAGCGGATTGGTACGGGGCCGAACCAGACAGAACCCGGATTTGCCAAGGGATTTCACGAAGGCTTCAGCTTGCGGGTTCAGGGTGGTTTTGTGCCATCCGTACTTTTCGCCTTTCTCCACGGTCAGCCCGTGGGCTTCAGCGGTTTCCTTGAACTTCCGGTTGTGGTAGGAACCAGAACGGGAAGTGTCTTGAACATTGTCCTGAAGGTTCTGAAGGTGAACCATTTCGTGAAGCAAGGTTCCACAGGTTTCTTCAAAGGGGCGGTTCAGGTATTCGGCGCACAGGTTGATTTCGTAATAGCCGCCTTCCTTGGTGCCGTCTTGCCACGCCTTCCAACCGGTACACCACCCATAGGCCCCACGGGTATGATCCGGGGAAACGGTGATCACAGGCTTTTCCAGCTTCCCTTCAAAGAAGGCTTTGTTGAACTTTGAAAACAAGGTTTCAAGTTCATCAATGACCGGTTTCAAACTGACTTCATTCATAGTTCTTACTCCATTTGTAGACTTTTTGCCTACTTAACAGGCAAAAAAAATCGCCACTCGTTCTTCTTCCGTCAGGCCAAGAAGATCATACAAAGCCTGAATCTCATTGGCCCGAAATTCACTACGGTTATTGATCTTATTCAAAAGGCCCTGATAGGTAATTCCAATCTTCTTGGCAATAAACCGAAGTTTATAACCGGACTGGTCGATCTTCTCACGCAACAGCTCTGTGTTGGTCATACGGCAATCACCCCTTTCTTCAAAATCGGTAGGCATCTTGTCTACACTCACATACTACCACGATGTAGGAAGAATGTCAACATCTTTTTTGAAAAAGCTAAAAATATGTTGACAAGCCGCCAACAGCGCCGTATAATTAGTAACAGAAAGGGGGTCATTCACTTGTCCACAATAGGAAGCAGAATTCGCAATCGCCGGGAAGAACTTGGTTTATCCCAAGATGAACTTGGTAAAAGATTAGGGTACAAATCCCGTTCTTCAATAAATAAGATTGAACTTGATCAGCGTAACCTTACTCAATCTAAAATCAAGGCTATTGCTGACGCATTAGATACTACACCGGCCTATATCATGGGATGGAATGAACCAAATCAGAAACTTGACGCTGAAAAACTGAAGTTCTTTGATAATCTTTTTCCCATTGAAACCAAGCGTTTCCCGCTGTTGGGGGATATTGCTTGTGGCAAACCCATTGTTGCCAACGAAGAAAAGGAACTATATGTGGAAGCTGGGGCCGGTATTCAGGCTGACTTTTGCTTACGGGCAAGGGGTGATTCCATGATTGGGGCCAGAATCTATGATGGTGATATTGTGTTCATCCAGCAACAGGATATGGTTGATGATGGTGAAATTGCCGCCGTTATCATTGATGATGAAGCTACTTTGAAGCGGGTGAACTATTATCCTGAAAAGAACTTGCTGATTCTGAAGGCCGAAAACTCTAAATATGAAGATTTGATTTATACCGGTGAAGAACTGAACCATATCAGAATTCTTGGAAAAGCCGTAGCCTTCCAAAGCGATATTAGATAGAAGGTGATTCGGTGAAGAAGTTCTTGAAAGGCTTTGGAATCTTCTTTTTCAGTTTCGGGTTTATCGTCTACACAATCATGTTTTTTACAGAAGCGCCAGAACTCCGCCCCGTGTTCATCATAATGGATGTCATTATGGGGTTCTTCCTGTTCCTACTTCTGCGAAAAAGAAAGCCAAAACAGAAGGCCCCACCCAAAACAGAACCCGCCGTTCAGGTTCATTCCAATCTGAACCCGGAACGGGCTATTAAATCCATGCCGGGGGCCTACACCGTAGCAGAAGCCAAAAACCATGTGCGGATTGTTCAAGATTGTTTGAACATCTTTGAAAAGACGAAGAACCTTGAAACATTCTTTTCCCGCTATGAATATGGTATGCAAATAGCCCTGACGGTGGATCAAGCGGCCAAGGCCGGGATCATCCCTTACACATCTGATCTTCCAGCTTCTTTCTTCAAGGCGGCTGATAGTCAGAAAGAACGGGTTTTGTTAGATTCCTATTCCGATCAGAAAGCCAAGATCGATGAATTGAAAACCGCAAAGGCCAAAGCCACCCATTGGAACCGGTATCTGAACACCCTGAAAGAATACGAAGATCAATATTCCATGAACCCTGATTCTGAATATCCTGAAGTTCTGGAACAGGTCAAAGGTGAACTTGCCAAACTTGATCTGTCCACATCCGTTCCGCCGTCCAATCCCTGAAAACACAGGAAAATCAAGGCTTTGGAACAGGTGGAACAGATAAAGCGCCGGTTCTCTATATACTCTTTTTCTTTTATATTTTTTTTATCTACTCTCTGAAGTAATATAATATCTGTTCCAAGTGTTCCATTCTCTCAAAGTCACACCCCGCAAGGATTTTAAGCGGAACGGATATGGAACAAATGCAAAAAAAAATGACCGCCCCCGGTCTTGCACACCGGAAGCGGTCAGGCGAAACAAACCCTTTTGAAGTTAATGTTTCAAACGCCATTGAACATTATATCACATGGGGTTTAGCTTTGCCATACCCAATTTTGAAAGTTCAGGTGATATAATGCGAAATCCAAACGGGTATGGAACGGTTGCAAAGCTATCAGGCCAACGCCGCCGCCCATACATTGTGAAGAAAACCATAGGTTGGAATGGCAAAGGCCATCCCATCTATGACATTATCGGCTATGCTGAAACCCGTGAAGCCGGGAACATCATGCTTGCTGAATACAACCGTGATCCTTGGGATGTTGACCGGGCCAAGATCACCCTTCAACAGCTTTTTGACCTCTGGAAAGAAAAGAAGGCCCCGAAGCTGGGGGAATCCAACCGTTCTTCCCTCTGTTCAGCGTTCAAGCATTGTTCAGCGTATGTGAACAAGCCTTATAAACAACTGCGATCCTACCAAATGCAAGAAACCATTGATGGTTGTGGGAAAGGGTATAGCACCCAAGCGGCCATCAAGAACCTGTGGGGCCACCTTGACCGGTTCGCTCTTGAAATGGATATAATAAACCGGTGCTTCTCCGAACTTCTGACTTCTGATCCAATACCGCCCACCAGCCGCCTTCCGTTCACCAACGATGAAATCAAAACGGTGTGGGAACATCAGTCTGATCCTTGGGTTGATACGGTTTTGATCTTGCTATATTCCGGGTGGCGTATCTCTGAATTTCTGAACCTGAAACCTGAAGATATAGACTTGAAGGAAGGCACGATGAAGGGCGGCACCAAAACGAAAGCCGGTAAGAACCGCATTGTTCCCATCCATCCAAAGATCAGGCCCTTGATTGAACGGCGGCTTGCCGAAGGTGGCCCCCGCCTGATCAGCTACAACGGGAAAGTTTGCAACCAAACCCAATACCGGATATTTTGGGCGGATATTATGAAAGCCCTGAAGCTGAACCATACCCCGCACGAATGCCGCCACACCTTTGAAACCAAATTGGATAGCGCCGGGGCCAACCGGAAATGTATTGATTTGCTCATGGGTCATGTGTCCAAGGACACGGGAAACCGGGTCTATAATCACAAGACTTTGGGCGAACTGAAGGCCACCGTGGAACTGATTCCATAGGGTTCAAACCTGTGAACATTTTAGGCCGCTGAACGCTGAACTATGCACACATTAGTAACAAGAAAACCCCGAACCCATGAAAAATCAAGGGTTCGGGGTTCGTCTGTTTTTATTTTACCATAAATATTTCTACTCTGCAACGCTCTGAAACGCCCAAATACTGAACATTTCAGACCTTTGAAGTTCGGTGAAATCGGGGTTATTAGTAACATAGTAGAAACACGCAAAAAAGGCCCTTCCAGCTTGAACCGGAAGGGCCTTTTCTCATGGTCAGGTTTTAGTGGCGTAGTCAAGGGAAATCCACCCGGCACCGCTTTTCAGTTTGCCCCACTTGGCCGCACCTTTGCCGGTGCTTTCAGCCACGATGGTATAAATACCGGGCTGGATGTAGCCGGTTGCACCGTAGTTTGTGCCGGGGCCTTTACGGATATTCAGGTTGGTGATCTTCACCCGCACATGGTAAGGGGTCACGGTGGCCCCTGTGGTGCCGCCTGTGGGCTTTTCTGCGGCTGGGGGTGTAACTACTACCCCACCACCATTGGAAGCGCCCTGAAGCCTTCTGTTGACTTCTGCGGCAATCTCCCCGTGTCTGGAATAAAGATATTCCCCCGGACAGGCTTTGTTGGCGAAGTCACGATGAACGGTCATGTTGTATCCGTTCCGATGGTTCACACGGTCATTCTTGTTTGTACTCCAAACCAACTTCTTGATCCCGTTCCGCTTGCAAATATCCGTTACCAAATCCAACAGGGCCGCATAAGCCTTGGCGGTGACGGCGTAAGGGTGGGTGGTGTCGGAAGCAACTTCAATGGTGATTGCCCGGTTGTCATTGGTGCCGTTGCTGGAACACCAAGAACGATCCTTTTCATCCACGGAAAGGCCAATGGAACCATCCTTACCAACAACATAATTGGCGGAACATTGCCGGTCTGTGGTGGCGAAATAATCACACCCCTGTTTTGCTGTCCATTGCCCAACGATACAATGAATCGTGATGGTGTCAATGGCATGGTTCCGGGGGCTGGTTTTGTTTTTCGTGATCCGGGTATAGGTTGCAAGGGGGGAATTACTCATTTTCTGTATCTCCTTTCACCTGAAGAATGGCCCTGAACTTGGTGAAGGCTTCTGCGATATACTTACAAGACACCATCAGCACAGCGCCCACAATAACCAAATCAGCAAAAATTTCTGTGTATTCTTCCGGGATTGCCCACCCAAGCTGATCCGCATAAATCGGAAGGGTGGTGATTGCTACACAAAGCAAGGTCAGGCCCACAACGAAGGTGGCAACCTTCAGCCCGGAATTGATCATTTTCTGTCTGTCGAAGGGCTGAAGCAAAACCTTGATGTTGTAGTAAAGGGAAAAAGCAACATTGGACAGGTACGCACACAGGAAGATCAGCATGGCCCACCCAATATTGATCAGATTGTTCAAAACAGCGTTCAGCATGGTTTCAAATCTCCTTTGCATCGTTATAGATTTCCGGGCCATACAACTTCCGAAGTTTGATCCGGTTTTCGGCTTTGGCTTTGGAATAGTAAAACCCGGTTGCGGTTGCCAATTCAGCAAATATGGCGGGGATCAAATAGGCCAGCGGTTCAAGGTTTTCAGTTTTCCAAACCATGATAAGGGTGAAGGCCGTAACCCCAACGGTTACGGCCCCCACCACATACAGGATCAGCTTGGAAAACTCAATCTTTTGCTTTCGGGATGTTCGGCGGCTCACGCATCAACACCACCCGTAATCCCATCAAGGCGGTGGTGGGCGGATTTGGCGGACTGCTCCACGGCCACAAGGCGTTCCCGCAATTCCTGAACTTCACCCTTGACATTCTTCATGTCAGATTTGATTTCGGACACTCCATCCCCGATGTTTTCCAGCTTCACAATCACGGTGGTAAGCTGGGCGGTTTCCTCGGCGGTGTCTTTCTTATCGTTGCGCTTCAGGTTAGAAATACCGGAATACAAGGCAAAGGAAACCGAAAGAACAGAAATTACAATAGACAATTCAAGCGTCATGTTTACCTCCTATCAGGCCCCGATCAGGGCGGCAATATAGCGCAAATCCTCAACAGGGCCGTTGTAGAAGTCATGATTCCAAATCCAATGATCTTCCTGTTCCGGGCGCTTGTACTTTTGGCAACGGGGATCATCCCAAATTTTTCCCCACCGGGCGTTGTGTCCGGGGGCCTGCTTCATCAGCGTTGCGGTGATCCGGTTCAGAAGTTCGCCCCTTTCCTTGCCCATGCCATCATCATTTTGGGTAAAGAAGTCATAGGCGTTTTGGCTGGTTACGGAACACACCGGAAGATCATTCAGAATCAAAAAACCACCCTGACAATTCAGGATGGTTCCATACCGAATGTTCACTTGTCCGCAAATTGCTTTGAATTTGGCCCGTTTGCGGCAAATATAGATTTTATACTCCATTAAGCCGATTCCTCCCAACCATATACACCGGGTTCCCACACATTGGCATCCGCTGTGGAAACCCAATGTTTACTGTTATGGCTTACTTTTGCCCCCTTGGAATAAGCGTCATGCGCTCCTACTGGTTGGCTCCATTCCGGCCATTCTTCAGCGGGGTCATTTGTCTTACTCCACAAACTGGAAGCGGCTGTGGGTGTCCAATCCGCTTGGGAAGTGTGGGCCTGAACACACTTGTAAAGGGTGCCTTGGTAGCGGCGAATCTGCCCTACCGTGTAGGCAACAGGGAAAGCCCATTCAGCGAACAGATCAGCGTGTTCAGCCGCCGTGATGGGGTCAATGCTCCCGGCTTCCGCCAAGGTGACAAAGACGATTCCACCGGCTTCTGTGGCTTTGGTGATCTCGGTTCCTGCGTCCGTTTCCTCCAAACTCACGGTTTCCAGTTCGTCCATAGCGGCACGGCCCAACAAATGGTAAGCCACACCCTCAAAAACAATGCCCGAAGCATCATGCTCCGGGCAAAGGATGTAGCAACCATTTTCGGCTTTCTTGATGTAGTTCAGGTTCTCGGTCAGGCCGATACCGGCCCCGGCTTTGATGATTCTAAACATTGTCCACCTCCGAAAAAGATTGCATGGTAAAGCCGCCGCAACCGTAACAACCGGCCATGATCGTTGAAGTTCCGGTAATAGGCGCTTTGGCACTCCATGTATTGTTCTATGTCAAAGAAGGATCGTTTTCCCTCTTTGAACTCTCTGTGAAACAGCTTCAGTTTTCGCCTTGCCCGTTTCACTCCATCCCGGCTTCCATTCACCTTGATCTTGCCGGTTTCGGTAAGTGTGAACCGGGCTTTGCAGAACCGGAACGGCTTTGTAAGCGGGATCACCTTACACTTGCGCTTGTTCACTCGGATTCCAGCGGCTTCAAAACGCCTTACAATTTCATGGCCCATCAGCTTTGCTTCATCCACCGTGGGAAAGAAAGCATAGTAATCATCCATGTAATGACCGGCGCAATGAACATGGGCCTGACACTTGATCCATTGGTCAATTTTGCTTGGTAACGCCACCATTTCCTGTTGGGAAGGCTCCACGCCCAAAGGCAAGCCCCGGCCCGGTGTCGGGCATGGGGAATATTGAATCACAGTATCAGCCAAGTTTTGAAGTTCAGGATTCAAAATCAATTCCCGGTGCCGCTGATATAACAGGGCATGGGAAGCATTTGGAAAGAACCCTTTCAAATCCAACAGCAACACAGCACCTTCCCGGCCATATCGCCGGTAATGCCATCCAAGCTGTTGTTTAATCCGTTTGAACTGCCAATGAAGGCCCTTTCCCTTTTGGCTTGCCCCGTTGTCATAGATCATGGAAGGTGAATACAACGGGATCAGGACTTCATTGCACAGGGTTTTGTGGATTTGTCGATCCGTAATGTGCGGGGCATCTATCGGGCGGATTTTTCCCCGTTCCCGAAGGGTGAAATGGGAACAGGATTTGGGCTTCCAAGTCTGTTCCAACACCGTTCGCCGCCGTGTTGCCGTACCAGAAAACAGGTGGCCTTCAAAGTTTTGAACACTTTGCTTCCACCGCACCCCGTTACAGCACTTTTTCCCATAGAAGAACATCTTCCGATAGGAAAAAACTTTATTCATTGGCCCAAGGCTATCACACCGGGCCTGTTTCCGTTCCAACCGCTTTGCTTTGCGGCGCTGGAACCTTGCTTCATGCCGTTCTTGGCTTGTCATAATAAAAGTATTCGCCCCTCGTACAAATTCGTTGTAGGGTGCCATCTAAATTGCTTTGTCCTCACACATGAAATGGGTTAAGGCACAATCACCCACCATGCAAGAAGCGTCCGTGTAAGGGCATCAAAGGGCAGTTTTAGGGATTGAAACCCAAGGAAGTACAACTCCTTTTACATCGGTCGTCTTTCACCTGAAAAGCCGTTTGCCTTCTGTTACTACATTTGACCGTGTATATTTGCAAAATCCGGGCCGCACACCAGCACAGTAATTGGCATTGTTATTGTTGTTGTTGCCATCCGTGTTGACATTCTGGAAATTATTGTTGTTGTAATTAGGGGAACGAAGCCACCACCACACCGCCAACAGGCTCATTATCAGTTGCACACCTAATGGGGAAATCATTTCTGTTTCGCTGTTACATTTTTGATTGCCCCTTTCAAAAGTTCGTTTTCTTTGTCGATCAGTTCACCCAAGTTTTGGGCCATCTTATCCAGCTTTTCCATTGCATCCTGTGACTTCACCGGGTTCCCCTTGGAAGTGGTAAAGGCCCCTTCCGGGTTCTGGTTCAGAATCAGGTAAACATGGGTCAAGCGAACATCCAGCGCCATCAGGGAAGCCCGTGCTTCAAGAAGATGGGCCTTCCTCATTTCAATGCGCTGGTTGTCCGAAGGAAAGATACTGTTGGCCTTCTCCGCATGGTCGATGATCTCACCGGCCAGCTTTGCCACCGGCTCCGCAATCAGCCGGGAATACCGGGCCGAAAGACGGGTCAGGAAGTTCAGGGTTTCAACATAAATCTGATTGGCCGTGTTGATGAACTCGGCCTTGCTTGTGGTTCTCTTTTGCTTCAGGACAGACATTTTCAGTTATACCCCTTTGGGTGAATTATCGACATTGATCGTTCCTTCCGCCTTTTCCACTTCTTCCAAGTGTTTCAGAAGAACAAATTCAATGTAATTGGTAATGGATCGGTGTTCACGGGTTGCAAGCGCCCCGATCTTGTCAAAGACTTCATCAGATAAGCGCAAGGTGAAAACACGCTTGTTTGTTGCCATACAATACCCCCTTCAAACAGGCTTATGGATATTGTATGGCTGATTTTGTCCGGTGTATGCACTCAAAAGACAGTCAAATGATAGCACTTTGCCGGAAAACCCCCATTTTCAAAAAATCGTCGGGCGGCTTACGCCGCCATTATTATTTTTATTTGGGGTTCCCTCCCGGAACCGCCGCCTTTCGGCGGCGGGATGGGGGCGGGATCATCCTGCGGGGGATTAGGCGGCAAATCCGGGCCGCACACCAGCAC